GAACCTGCGCGCATCACGCTTCACACTTACAGCCGCCCGCCACACTGGAGGCACCGCATCAATGCCGCCGAGGTAACGTTCACCTGTGGCTATGGCGCGGCGGCTACCGATGTGCCGGAAGGTCTGCGTCAGGCGGTGCGGTTTCTGACTTCGCATTTTTACGAGAACCGCACCCCGGTCGGCGACGCCTCCAACACGCACTACGAAGAGCTTCCCATGGGCGTGCAGTATCTCTTGGCACCGTACCGGCTGTGGGGTAGGCACTTATGAACCCCGGACTATTGCGGCACAGCGTGACTATCCAGCAGCGCGCCTCCGGCGTGGATGCGTCAGGCGCGGCGAACGGCGCGTGGACGGATGTGGCGACTGTCAGGGCGGCAATCTGGCCTTTGCGCGGCAAGGAACTGTACGCGGCGCAGCAGGCGAACTCGGAAGTGGAATTGCGGGTGCGTGTCCGGTATCACGCTGGCATCACGGCGAACATGCGCGTGTCGTGGCAGGGTCGCATATTCGAAGTGCTGTACGTCATAGACCCCGAACTGAGGCATGTGACGCTGGACCTGATGTGCCGGGAAATCCATGAAGGGGCGAGCTGATATGGGCCAGATAACGCTGAAGGGCAAAGACGAGCTGATAGCCGCGCTGAACCAAGTCGGCGCAGATGTGCAGCAGGGCGCGGTGGATGCGCTGAAAGGCCACGGACGCGAGGTCGCCTCGGCGTTGCGTAACAAACTGCCGGATGGCGGCGTATCAAGCCCCGGCGAGCCGCCGCATTCGCAGGATTCCCGAGAGAAGCGCAACGAAAAGGCGAAATCTCCGCTGCCGGATATCGACCTCAAGTCGAGCATCCGCTGGGCATTAAAGAAGGCCGAGTTGGGCAAGGAAATCATCGTCAGCGTGTATGTGCGGTTCAAAGGAAGCAACGCGTTCTACGGCTACATGCTGGAATACGGCACGTCAAAAATGGCGGCAAGGCCGTTCTTCTGGCCGACGGTAAAACAGCTCGCGCCAAATGCCACGGCAAAGATAGATGCCGTCGTAAAGCAGGCGGTGAGGCGGTTCAATGCTCGCTGACTTATACAGCTACCTCGCAAATGACGCGGCATTGACCACCCTGCTGGGCGGCTCTGGCAGAATCTTCCGCGACTGCGCGCCAAAGGACACCGCCGCGCCGTATCTGGTCTACGGTGTGAGCGCTGACGGCACGGAGGAGGAAATCCTGGGCGAGCTGTCGGTGCGGGTGTCGGTCTATACCGCGTCGGGCGAACTGGCCGACAAACTGTGTGCCCGGCTAAAGGCGATGCTGGATGTTCAGGACCAGATAGTAATTCCGTCGGCGACATGCCGCATCCGCTGGTGCAAGCAGCTGGCCGGTTCTGGAATGTTCGAGCAGGACACGCGGCTTTATAACCGCGCTTTGGTTTTTACTTTCAGGTTCACGGAGGGTTAACAATGGCAGGCAACAAAAGCAATATCGTGGTCGGCTTGCAGGCCGAGAACACGCTCAAAATCGGCGACTATGGCGCGCTCGAAACCGCCGCAACCGAGGTCGGGTTCATCAAGGGCGGCATACAAATCCAGCACTCGGTTGACTGGTACGACGTCGAAGTTGATCAGGTGCTGGGCATTATCGACAAGGTGCCGAAGAAAGAGGAAATCACGCTGAAATTCAGCATGGCCGAGGCGACGCTGGTGAACTTGCATGCCGCATTGGGCCACAGCGGCGTTGCGGTGTCCGGCACCACGCTGAAAATGACCGACGGCAGCGCGGCGAATTACAAGACCGTGTTCATCAATGTCAAAGGCCCGTCGGGCGGGACGCGCAAGTATTCGTTCTGGCGGGTGGTGTTCACGGGCAAAATCTCGCCCGCGTACAAGAAGGACAACGAGACGGTTTTCGATGTCGAGGCCGAAGTGCTGTGCGACACCACCAAAACCTCCGACATCCGGTTCGGACAAATAGACGACGCTACCGCGTGAGGATAATTATGGACGAAAAAACACAGACTCCCGACACACTGGCGGCGCTGATGCCTAAAACGCGGAACATCACGCTGTCCACGGGCGCATTCACCGTGCGCCCGCTGACCATCCGGCAGATTGCCGCACTGGCGCGCACTATCGAGGGCATGAAGCCGGTTTCATCCGACACGGACGCGCAGGGCGGGTTCCTGTTCGGCCTTGTCGGGCAGCTCGGCACAAAACTGCCGGACACGCTGGCGATACTTTTGTCCAACGGCGAGCCGGGGCCGGAACTGTCGGAGAAATGCGCCGAGATGAGCCTCGACGATACCGCCATTCTCGCCAACGCCGTGGCCGAGGTCAACGACTTCGGGAGGCTGAAGGCAAGTTTTCAGGCGGCGGTGGCAAAAGCGTTCCCGGCGGCGTCAGCGACGCAGGCGCACAAGACGCTTTAGCCATCGCCTTCAGGTTTATAGCGCGCAAATTCCCGCGCTACAGCTTTGAGGAATTATTGGACAAATCGCCACAGTGGCTGGAATGGGCCGCGTATCAGGCGGCAATGACAGACGTGGATATGGTGCGCAAGGCAGGTGCGGCACTCGGGGCATTAAATGGTGCCGAAAAGGTCGAAACGCTCTCGGACATGGGAATCGGGAAGGCATAGGTTATGGCACAGGCGCTATCGGTAGACTTCGGGCTCAACATCGACTGGAACAGTTTCAATTCGGCGGTTTCATCCGTCAATAAACTGGACCGGGAGGTGTCTAAGTTTATCTCCGGGGCCGAAAAGATAGCGACCGTGTTTGCGGCGGGCGGCGTGGCGAGTTCCATATTCGAGTGGGCAAAAAGCGCGGTGGACAAGTATGCCGAGATGGAAAAGGCGACCACGGCATTCAGCCACGCGATGAACAACCTTGGCATAACCAGCAAAAGCGCCATCCGTGATTACATCGAGTACGCCGAAGCCCTGTCGCGCGGCAGCATGGCGACCAAAGAGGACATACTTGAGACCGAACGCCTGCTGACCACATTTGGCCTGTCCGGCGAGTCGCTCAAGCGCGCTACAAAGGCGGCGCTGGATTTGTCCGCCGGGTTGGGTGTTGACCTGCGCACCGCAACCATGATGCTCGGCAAGGCGTTTGACGGCAATACGACTTCGCTGTCGAAACTGGGCATCAAAATCGACGAAAACACGCCAAAGTCGCAGATTTTTGCCGAGGTGATGCGCCAAGTGGAGGAACGATTCGGCGGCTCGGCGTCGGCGCAGATGGACACCTATGCGGGCAAACTGAACCTGCTGCATAAACAGTTTTCGGAAATCACCGAGACTTTCGGGCGCGCGTTCATGCCGGTAGCGGTGAATGTATTGAACTGGTTCCGCGATCTGGGCACCGTACTGGAATGGCTGCTGCCGAAACTGGGCATGTACCAGAACGAGGACCAGAAACTGCAGGCGCACCTTGAGCGCGAGCTTAAAATCGCGCAGTCGTTCCTCGACCAGTGGGAAAAGATACTCAGGGACCGGGAAGGCAAAGGCGGCTGGCTGTCGCGGCTGGTCGTAGGCCATGGCGAGGAAGGCATCAACGAGGCCAAGGCGGCGGTTGCAAAGTACACAGCCGAGATAGACAAGCTCAAAGCACAAATAGCGTCCATCGGCAAAACTACCGGCGGCAATACCGTGCCAAAGCGTACCACCGGTGCGGTGGATACGCCAAAGGCCGATACATCCGGTGACGATACGGCATGGAAACGCTATGTGGCGACGGCAAAGTCGGCGTACCAGATGACCGACGCAATGGCAAAATCCTCCGAAGAGTTTCAAAAACTGTTGCTCACCGAGGAGGGCCAGAACTATCTGGCCTATTACGGTGCGAACAACCTGCTTGACCGGGAATTTGCCGCCCAGCAGGGCGCGACCGCCAAGGAAGTGCAGCGTAATACGCAATTGGAACTGGCGCGGCTTAAAGCGGATTACGCAGCAGCTGGCAAGACGATATCCGGTGGCTGGAAGCAGGCGCTCATTGAAATGCGTAACGCCGGGGTGAACTGGAAGGCTCAGTTTACCGGGCTGATTGACTCGGTGGCGAACGGGTTCGGCAACGCGGTGGCGCAAATGGTCACCGAACAGAAAACCTTGGGCGAGGTTATGTCGGCGCTCTGGAAACAGGTGGTGAGCGAAATTATTTCCCAGCTCATTGCCATGGGCGTGCGGATGGGCATTTTGCGCATTACCGAAAGCACGGGTGCCACGGCGGCGCAGGCCGAAATCAGCACGGC